AATATTTTATTACGAAGTTTTCATCCAACCACAAACAGTCGATCCCATTTATTTTGAAGATCGTGGTAAACTTTTTAGCCCAATTCCAGTTGAACTTTGGGGTAACTACGAACCAGTACCTTCTCAAAATTATATGAGTGCGTTTGGTATAGACGCACCAGACGAAATGAGATTTGAAGTAAATTACAGAGCCACATTAAAATCAATTGGTCATCCACCAAAAATAGGTTCAAGAATTTTCACTCCACATCTAAGAGAAAACTGGGTGGTAATTCAGCGAAATTTGGGAGAATTTAAATTGTGGGGTGCTTTGCGATTGGAATTGATTTGTCAAAGATTCCAAGAGTCGCTTACCACTGGAGAAGGAAAAGTTACGGAAGAACAACCAAAAGTACAAAAAATTAAAATCATATAAGGAGTCAAAAATGAACTTTTATAAACTAAACAATCTTATTCTTGAAGAAATCGAAGTAAATAAGGACGAATCTGGAGTTGATGATCCGGTTAATGATAAATCAATCGGTGCGTTTGTATTTGTACTTCAAAAATTAATTGCCGATGTTAAAAATGAAAAAGTAAAAAAAATGATTCAAGAATTTATTGATAAACTTTCTGGAACCACAACCGAGCCTTCTAAAGAAAAAGCTCCAGAAAAAGCATCGCCATCTGGCGAGACCCCTGCTCAGCCTTCTGCTCCACCACCAGCAACCCCTACTGGTGGAACCGAAGCAATGCCACCAGAGCCACCATCAACGCCACCAACACCACCCCAAATGTAATATTTTCTACTTGGGATTATGAGTATTAAAGGAATTTTTATTTTCTTAATATCTCTTGGTTCATACTGGTATAAAAACTTTTTTTGTTTGGTTTTTTTGGTTGTTATAAATTTCATGATATAAAATATAATAGTAAATGTTTTTTTAAAAAGGACAAGCAATGGAATCAGAAAAGAATGTTTGTAATGATAAAAGTTTCTTGCCAAATAACCCAATATTAGACAAGCCTCCGGGAAATTGTGAAGGTCCAGAGTTAAATTTAAAAAACCCAAACACCGAAGACTTATCTTGGCTAAACGATAAATCATTTAAAAAAACAGGTCTCGGAGCGGGAGCTAACTGCGACCCAATGCAAACAGGCCAAATCGTACAAGATTCAAACAATCCTGATACTCAAACAGTTTATCGATATAGCAAGGCTAAACGTGGTTGCGATGAAGCCATGATTGATCTTTTCAGAAATGTAATAGTAATCGATGAAAACGCAAAAACATTTCCAGTTCCAATAATTTGGGGTACTCAAGAAAAAGCAGTCGCAGCAATACTTCAAGAAAATCTTGTAAAAGATGAAACCCTTGTAGTTAATCGCATCAGGCTTCCTTTTATGGCAATTATAGATAATGGCTACGCTTTTAATACAAACAGATATGTATACCACAAAGCAATTGATTACATGCGTGATCCGGCTCTTGGAAATAAACCCGGTTTTACTACAAGCGAAAAATACGAAAGAGACACAATATTTGGCGTAGCAAGAGGTATTCCAATAGATATAAATTACACATTAACTATTTGGACATTATATTTGGAAGACATGAATCAAATATTTGAACAAATTATTACAAAATTTAGTCAAACTGCATATATAAGAGTAACTGGCGTACCTTGGGAGGTAATTGTAAAGTTAGATTCGATATCAAATAATCTTGACGCAGAACCGGGCGACCAAGCAATCAGGATTATAAAATACGAGTTTGGATTTACTACTGAAAGTTTCATACCTCAACCGATAGTTAGAAAGAAAGCGATATTAAAGACTAAGATCGACATTGTTGATGGATTAAACGAAAATGATATATCGAAGGTTATGCTCAAAATAGAGGAAGCTGTTAAGGAACTTAAATGTTAGAAATTAAAAACAAGAATAAATTTCCAGTGCAGTTAGTAATAAAGTCAAGAAAGGCACCTCGTTCTTTTACAACTCTAAATGTTCCATCTATAGGTAGTGGAAAAAATATTTATTATTTAGAAGATGAAAGAACAACTGAATACATAGATAGAGCAGTAGATCAAGGATTAATATCCGTAAAATACCTACCAAACAAAATTTTGAAAAAGGGAGATTAATAATATGGCTATTTTAAAAGGTTTTCCACCTTCGAACACAATCAGTCCTAGTGTAAGAATCACTGAGAAGGATTTATCATTCGTTGCAGCAGAACAAAGTTTACATGTTGGTGCTTTGGTTGGATTTGCAAGCAAAGGCCCAGTTAATTTGCCAACGCTTGTAAGCACTAGCACTCAACTTCATAGGATTTTCGGACAACCACATCCAGATGTTAGTGATCCATATCTAACATATGCTGCTGATCAATATCTTTTAGTAGCAAATCAAATATATGTTGTTCGTGTTGCAGAAGTAGACCCAGTAAACGATGAAGAAGCTACAGAAGCAAAAGTTAAAATTCCATCCGCAGGTGGAGTTGTAGAAATAATAGGCTCTATTGGGTTCATGAACGACGAATCAGAAACAGCCACAGTTATGACTGATAAGTTTTTCGCATATAGAGTTAATGGTCAGCTTATGCCAAAAACCTTGGTTCTTACTGTTGACGATCTTGATCTTGGACAAGAATATACAGTTCAAGAAGTCGTAACAGCCCTTAATGATCAACTTAGTTCCGATGATGGAATTGAATTCTTCAAGCACGATGATGGCGATGATGACTTCCTTGGAGTAAGAACTCTTTGGGCTTATGGTCCAAATGCTACATTGGAATTCGTATCCATTCAAGATTCAATTTATGGTGCTGACAGTCTATTTGGTTTAGGAACTGGTATGTCTCACGCTATAGTAGTTGGAGACAATACTTTTTTCCCTCTTGATGATGCATATTCAGTAAATGGAGAATATGATCTAGGCGGACTATCTGGCTTAAATATAAACATCGTTGTAGACGGAACCGATAATGTTCTTATCGATAGTGTCGTACAAGTAGTAGACCTAGACGCAGCATTAGGAACTTTAGCTGACGACACCACAATTGCAGATATAGTTGACGCAATAAATGACTATCGTGACGACAATCTTCCCGGTGGATGGGAAGCAGTTGTAGACACCGACAGTCTTAAAATTCAGACTCTTGCTTATGGCAAAGACTCCCGTCTTCGCATCAAGCCAGACAGCACAGCACTAGATGTTTTTGGATTTTCCACAACTACCAAAAAAGGAGAAAGTCCATCTAGAGCATCTGACGATGCCGATGTTGCAGTCGCAGGTGTAATATCTGGAACTAGCAACACTACTGACGAAACCACTTTTACAGTACAAGCCGATTCTGTTGGTATTGATGGCAACATGACTCAAGTTAGAGTGACCAATGATGTAAACGCAAATGTATTTACAGTCGAAATATTCAACGATGCCGTTCAAGTAGAAGCATGGGGCAATCTTACCAAAGATCCAACTAGCCGTTTCTATGTTGAAAGCTATCTTTCCTTAGTATCTGATTACATTCGTGTTTCTGACGATACCGATGTAAACGCAGGTCCTGCAAACGGAACCTATACATTAGTTGGTGGTTCTGATGGCATCCCAGCAGATCCAGATGATCAAGATTCGCTTTTAGTTGGTAGCAAGATCGGTTCCACTGGTCTTTACACCATGTCTGACACAGAACAAATCGATATCGATTTAGTTGCAATTCCCGGACACGCAAGCACTACTTGTGTTACCGCTTTGATCGACTTCTGTCAGAATATTCGAACCGATTGCCTTGCAATTATCGATCCTCCTTTTGGTCTTACAATTAAGGAAATCATTGCTTGGCAGAACGGAAGTCATCCTCTTAATACCACAAAGTTAGATACTGACTTTGCTGCATTGTACTGGCCTTGGGTTAAAATTCGTGACAACTACAATCAAGTAGATGTTTGGGTTCCTCCAAGTGGTTCTGTAATGGCAACAATTGCACGAAGCGACGCTCTCGCTCGTCCTTGGTTCGCTCCCGCTGGCGTTAACCGTGGTATCATTCCCGGCATCTCTGATGTTTACGATAGACCAAACTTGGAAGAAAGAGATCTTCTCTACGGCAATAGAAATTGCGTCAATCCTATTGTTAGCTTTCCAGATGTAGGTGGGTTTGTAATTTTTGGTCAAAAGACCTTGCAACGAAGACCTACGGCACTAGACAGAGTAAATGTTCGAAGAATGATGTTTTATATCGAAAAAAGAATTCGTGCTGCTTCTAGAACATTACTATTCGAGCCAAACGATAGCACTTTCAGAAACCAATTCATACTTTTAGCTAAAGGAATTTTAGAAGAAGTACAAGTCGGAAGAGGCCTTACTGCTTTCATCATTAAAGCCGACACCGAACTAAATACCGCAGATGTAATAGATAGAAATGAATTTAGGGCAAGAATCGGAGTTCAGCCCACAAGAGCAGTAGAATTCATGTTTATTGAATTCTCCATTCATAGAACTGGTAGCTTCTCTGAAAACGCTGATTCGTTCTAATTAAAAAAAAATTCATAACATTATTGTAATGAATTAGTATCACAATTAAATTAATTATTTTAAAAAAAGAGGTAAACATGGGCGTAAAAAGTCAAGGTGCGAGCGGATTCGACATGGGTTTAGGAACAATAGGCCAACCCAATATAGTTTTTAAAAGAAAATACAGATGGACTATGAGCTTTATATGTCCATGTAAAGCAATTATCAAAGAACACTTAGTGAAAGTATCTTCAAGACCAAACATTTCAATTGAAGAAACTGAAATTAATTATCTTCATGGAAAAATGTGGATTCCCGGCAAGGGAACTTGGGAAACTATAAGCGTTACATTTTACGATATAGCAGACAACACAAATATAGAAAACGGAACCATTGGTTTATACACTTGGCTCGCAACTGTGTACAATTTTATGGATGACAAAGGATTGCATCAAGCGAGCAAAAAAGGCACCGAAGACGCAGGAAGTCAAGGATACGCTGGTAAAGCCACCTTGAAAATGTATGATGGTTGCGGAGGAGAGATGGAACAGTGGGTTCTATCACACGCTTGGCCTCAAGCTATTAACTTTGGAGAACTTGATTACTCAAGTTCCGAAGAAGCTACTGTAGAAGTAACATTGCGTTATGCATCAGCAGAATATAAAAACTTATGCAGCAGCCAACAACCAGCACCTTGTTGCGGTGGTTGTTCTGGCGGTGGTGGTGGCACCGCTCCAACAACTGGTGGCGCACAACCGACAACTGGTGGCGGTTTCCCAATAAGACCTTAATTTTTTATTTATTTTACTACATTAAAAGGTCTTGTTTACCACAAGACCTTTTTTCACATAAAGAGGTAAAACATGGCATCACCAAGTGGATCTGGAAGAGAAATGGGTTTGGGAAAATTAAATTTACCAAATACATGCTTTAAAAGAAAATACAGATGGTTTGTAAAATTCGATGAACTTGATTATGCTGATATTTTGCCTCCAAACAAAACTGCAAGACCTACACTAAGTTTCAAAGAGATGGAAGCACAACATCTTAATGAAACTATTTATTTTCCCGGAAAACCAGATTGGAAACCAATAAATTTAACTTTATATGATATTCAAAAAGGAACAGACAATGCTGTTTGGAAACAGCTATTAAAACTATATGATCCAAAAGAAGGAAAATACGAAACTTCTTGCATCGAAGGAATAGGTGGTTTTAAATTTAACGAAATGAAAGTTGGCATGTTGGATGGATGCGGAGAAACGATAGAAGTTTGGGTTTTTGAAAATCCTTACTTCCAAGAAGTAAACTGGGGAGAACTAGACATGACAGTATCTGATGTGGTCTATGTAGATGTAACTATTAGATATGATCGTGCCTATGTACAAAACCAAGAAGGCCAAGAAGAAGTAAATGATCACAAAGTTCAAAGTTCAACGGGAAATAATCAGCAAGTAGAACTTCAAAGAGTGCAAAGTTCAACGGGAAATAATTAGTATATATTTTTAAGTATGTCCCTACATCTCAAAAGCATTTCTTCTAATTCTTTAGGTTTACAATTTAATATCCTACAAGCTCCACTTTTGTTGAGTCTTCCTTTTTTAGTATAAACTTTATTTTCATTAGAAAGAAGTAATTCTACAAATTTACCAAGACCATGTTCTTCTAGTTTTTTTAGTGTTTCTTGTCGTTCTAGTTGATCTAAACCATCGTTTCCATAAAACATAATTTTATTACCTATAAGTTATATTTAATTATATTGTAAATATAATTAAATATCAAGAATTATTATGTTTTTTAAAATTTCTATTTATATAAGGTAGATTTTGTTCAAATTTAAGTTGTACGAAATCGGAGTATCTTCTTTTTAAATCGTTATAATTTCTTGCGGATCTGTACAGTTGTTTAAAGTGATTTAAGATACAAGTGGTCATGTAATTGAACGCTTTTCCCTTAGAAGGATCGAATCTATCTACTTTTTCAAAACATATCATGACCCCTTCTTGCACAGCATCATCTTGATCTATTAAATTAAATTTAGCATATTTAACTATATTTTCTGATAAAGTATAAAAAGCAAATGCTATTTTTTCTTGTGTTTCTTGAAATTTATTATTTGAGACTTTGTATTTTTCTTGAATTTCAAGCCAAACTTCTGGTGATTTGTAATTTTTATTTTCGTTTAAAGTACAAGTTATTTCGTTCGATATAAAATACAATTGATTTTTTTCTTTTTTTATATTTTGAAAAACGGAAATTAAAATCTCAAATGTTTTATTGTTTAAATATTCCTGAACCATCAAACCTCTTGATTGTTAAAGTTTTTTTCTTGCCATTTTTTTTTCCAATCTTCAATTCTTTCAAGGGCTTGCTTTCTTGCATCTAAATACCATTGATATGATATATTATAGTATTCATGAGAATAAAGTTTTCCTGATGTGTGACTTCTAAAGTGATCTATGTTTTCATCTAGCGTCCTCATGAAGTTTTCTTCTTTACCTATTATCTCGGGTTTTATGCTGTTGTTTCTCAATATATAATTACCTAATAACTCTGTATCTGGCCAATTTGGTCTTGTTGGGTGTGGTCGATAATCTTCTATATTAAATGTGTTCGCCAATCTTCTTAGACTCCAGCCAAAACCAATCTTATCCATTGTCTTCATGTGGTACATCGAACATGTGTGACTGATCATGCCTTCCCAATCTTTGTGCATGCGTTTTGTTATTTCATAACCAACCACTGGAGATTTATTCGAACAACGATCAAGCATATCTTCCAATAGATTGATTCTTTTTAAGAAACAATCCGAATGAGTGGCAAACAAATATTCCGATCTACACAAAGAAAATCCGAGATCCATAGCGATAGCAGGTAGATCACTTGGGTGCAAAACACCATTCAATCGTATGCTGTGAACCTCTACATCTTCGCTTCGTAATTTTTCTATTTCTTTATAATTATCTTCTGTGCTGCCAGTATCCACAACGATAATAAATGGCTGGATGGTTTGTAGTTGGAGCAATTCAATGCAAATTTTAAGTTCTTCTACGGTGTCTATTACTGGTATTACCGCAGTTATTTGATACGACCATGGTCGGTTTATGCAATCACCCTCCCAAGGTATTGAATTGTTTAAATCGTCACGAATTGGAGCTATTGATGGTGTCATAAATTAATTAACCTTTACTAAGTTAATATAGAAAGTAAAAGTAAAACTATGGACATTTTAAGTATTTTGACAGAAATTATAAATAACCCAAACGCAAAAAGAAATTATGTTAGACTATCTGATTATTATGCAAAAAACAATTTAACTCACGAAAACGAAGTCGTTGAAACAATAATAAAAGAATTCTTTGATGAAAACGAACAAAAAAATAACGACGATAATAACCATTAAAGAAAAATCTAATTTCGAAAGATGTTTTCTATCTACAAAAAAATTAAACTGTGACTACCTTGTTCTGGATAGTTTCAATCTTGAAGATGTCAAAATTTTTTGTAAAATTAATGAAATTAAATATATAAACTTTTATAAAAAAACAAAAAATTACGATGAAATGAAAAACAAAGCCACAGAAGAATCTGATTCTGAATGGTTGTTTTTCATCGATAGCAACGAAACCATTATAAGCGGAATAGATAAATTTTCTGTTATTGAAAACGAAAAAGCATTTTCTGTTTGCGTGATGAACCAGTACACAATAACCAAAGAATTAAGATTGTTCAGAAAAAGTTCGAATTACAAGTTTTTAAACAGTTACTACGAATCGGTTATCGCCAACAGCAAGCTACTAGATGTTTACATACACAGCACAGATGTACTTGATCAACAAAAAGCTCTAATCTATTTCCTAGAGCAAGAAAGCATGTTTCCATCAAAAAACAGTATTCGATATTATCTTGCGTGTTGTTTTTTGGCTTGCAACAGATTGACAGAATTCAGCAATAAAGCCGAGGAATTTCTATTTCATTCCAGAAAAAATGATATGGCTCAAATTATGATAAATTATTATTTGTCTATGGTGAGGTGTGTTAAAAAATCAAATCTAGAAAGTGCCATAAAATACATATCTATTTGCATTTTGTACAAACCCGATATGTCTGAATTTTGGTGTTGCCTTGCTGATATTTTCTATCAATTAAACGACATCAAAAAAGCTAAATGTTTTTATAAAATAGCAATCATTGCTGGATCTAAAAGAAAAAAAACAGACCTGTGGCCACTTGAAATTAAAAAATACAAAGAATACCCAAAAAAAATGATTGAAAATTGCGATGATATAGAAAAACAAAGAAAATCATATATAAAAATTTAAATCTCTTGCACAACAACCGTGACTTCGTCTTCGTATCTTGCTATGGCTATGTTTACTTTAGCATGTTTTATTTTTCTCAAATTATTTTCTAATTCATTTATATGGCAATTAATCACAGTCCAAGAACCTTCGTCTTTTTTTATTTCTTCTATTATTTCTTTGTTTACTTCTTTGTCAGGAAAATAATCAGATAATATGTGGCCACACTCTGAAACTATCTTGCGATAAAGAGGAGCATTGCATCCACAATTGGGATTAGAAAGAAATTTTGTAACTTCGGACTGAAAATGCTGTGGTATTTTTTGTCTAAATCTAGAATCTTTTAGGGCCTGTTTAATTTCCGACAGCGTTATTTTCTTGTTCATTCTGACTTTCGTTTATAAACTTTGGAATGATCACATATCCACAAGAAGGACATTTAAACTGTTTCCTTCTTGTTTTGTTGTTTACTTTTCTGGTCTGATTGTCGTACAAAATCGGCACAGAAGAAACATTGTGTTCTTTGTAATCTGCAATAGATTTAGTTATCTTCTTGTGGTGACACTTAGAACAATAAAATATTATTTCTTTATTTGTTTCCATTTTTACGCATCTTCTTGGCTTGTTTCTTGATTTGTTTCTTCGACAGGTTGCGGTAAATTAATTATCGTAAGAGACTCTATGTAATTTATAAACATAGCAGCTAAATTAGAAACGAATCCACCAGCACAACCACACGCAAATATTTTAAATGGTTCGTTTGTAAGCCATATCCATCCCATGAGAAACCCACACCATGTTCCGCTGCACATATAACATTCAACTATTGTTCCCAAATGTGGAATCTTTAATTTCTCCGAATATTTTTTAATGTAAAATCTGAATTTTTCAAATATAGATCCGTCAACGATAATGTGTGACATACCTATTGTTGATGTGATAAAAAGAATAAAGTCTACCATGTTTATTATCTCCAAAAAGTTATATTGATTTTTTTCTCGTTCCTGCAAATAGAAAAACTTTTAAAATCATTGTATTTCGAAAACTCAAATTTTTCTAATTCTTCTAGATTTATATTATAGTGTTTAACAAGTCCGACATCAAAATTTTCAACTACAATTTGATCCATTAATATTTTTTCAATATCGCAAAGTAATTGTCTTGATTCCATTTCGTTTAACATTCGAATATAAAATTTAAATTTTTCACTTTTATTATTATTATATATTAAAATTTGCCACTCATTGTATAACTTTTCATGATTAGTTCTAAAATAATTTTGTATGTTTTTGTTTAAAAAAATTATTTTTTCAAAATTTAAAATATTTAAAATTATCATACTACATTATTTTCACTAGTTATTAGGTATAATATTATATTTTAGGAGCATTCAAATGGCAGATTCAAATGAAATTTTCAAACCACAAAGAACAGAATCAAATCAAGCAGAATCATTTAATCCAATGATCAATAATCAAAATCCAGATGTTCCCAAGCCAAGAATAGAAGGTGCTATGCCGGAAGCATTTTTAAAGGCAATCAATCAACAAAACAATGTAAGCCAACAAAAAGAATCTAATTCTCAAGTATCTGGTTCTGATCATTTGAAAGACCTTATAGCCACTCTTAAAAATAGCAACAGAATATATGAAGAAATTGAATTGCCATCTCGTGGTAAGTTTTACGATGGAGAATTATCCAAGGGTATAATTCATGTCAGGCCAATGACCGGAGAAGAAGAACAAATTTTAGCAACTCCTAGATTTGTTAAAAAAGGACAAGCCATCAATATGATATTCGAAAGATGCATACAAGAGAAGGTAAAACCACAAGATCTTCTCTCTGTAGACAGAACATATTTGCTTATTTATTTGAGAGGTATTTCTTATTCTCCAGAATACGAAGTAGAAATAAAGTGTCCTGAGTGTGCTAAGAAATTCAACACTACAATCAATTTAAATTCTTTGCATTTAGATGGATGTCCAGATGATTTCGGTCCTATTTTAAAAGATACACTTCCAAACACCAAATTAGAATTTACCTATAGACTTGGAACTGGAAGTGACGAACAAGAAATTCAAGATTATCGTGATCGAAGAATCAAGATGTTTGGTGACGGAGCGGCCGATGATACTCTGACTTATAGAACCGCACAATTGTTGGTCGATATTGACGGCATAACAAATAAAAACGAACTTCAAATTTTATTGAAGAACCTTCCGATCAACGATGTTTCTCACATCAGATCGTGCATTAACGAACCTCCGTTTGGAGTAGATACAAATGTCGAAATCATTTGTGCAAGTTGCTTGCAAGATTTTAATATAGAACTACCGTTAGAATCAAGTTTTTTCTTCCCCCGTCGCCGCAAGGCGACGAATACGCAAGTCTAGAATTATGGACTGGAATGGCCGAAGAGATATTCTTCTATCAATACAATCTTCACATGGATTATAAGAATTGCATGATGCTTCCTATAAACTTAAGAAAATGGATGATAAGTAGATTCATAAAGCAAAAAGAAGACGAACACGCAGAAGCAGAAAAAGAACGCAGGAGAGCAAAAAGAAAATAATGGCAATAGTTGAAAGGTTTCAAAATCCTGTTTGTGGAAGTTCGATAAATCTTAGGCTATTCACATATAACTCAAACATTAAAACAAATGTTTCTAATGTAACATCTATTGATATATATTTTTTAGATCCTTACAATGTTTCCGAAGCCAATCCAAAAGGCCAAAGATTAATAAAGACCATACAAGCATCAGAAATTGAAAATGTTGATTCTGGTGAGTATCTGGCTCAAATTCAAGTTGATCCACCACAATTTGGCATTGGGCAATATTACGATGTATGGAACATAACATTCACGGATACCGATGATTGTGGATCTGGGTCGATAACTAATTATTTTACTGTATACCCAGATTTATGGTTTGCATCTCCAGTACCGCCTACATATGATTTTTCTTTTCAATTTAGGCCAAATAGAATTGTAAAAGGATCGAAGAGATATCTTACTGTGCAAGTCACTCCAAACACGCCAAAAGGTAGTGATTTACAGGCTTTTTATGAAAACCTTGCGGTTATATCGGATTTAAAAATATCAATAGCTGCTGCCTGTGGTGAGTGTCTACCTGCCGAAGAAGATTTGAGATTAATTGTAGACAAACAAATTATAGTTTTTCGTGAAAGACATTATGCCTTTTACCAAATAGACACAGCCGAACTAAACAAAGGCATATACGATGTTTGGTTCGAATTAACATTTTCTGATAGTATTTTTGTATCTGAAAAAAATCAGTTACAAATTGTTTGATGGTTTATCTCCCTTTGGAAGAAGAGGTGTGACTTGTAGTCATGCCTCTTCTTCTTTTTTCATTCATAGTTATTTAATTTAAATATATTACAATTTTTATCAATACAACTCTCAGAAGAATATTCAGTCAAAAACCAATGCCACTTTTTAGGATATTTTGGCTTTATAACATCACAGGCGTATCCGTCTGTTATCACAAAAACAGCATTTGGATATTTTGTAATTTGCTTTGTTTCGATCATTTTGTAGATATAATTTTCAAGAATTACAAAAGAAGTTCCGCCACCTCCATAGAATGAATTTTTGTTTTTTAAATCAAATTCCTCTACTGCTGTATCGAAACTAAAAATTCTAACTTGAAATTTATCTTTGTCCAATGACATTGCAGAATTAAAAAATCTATCTTTGTACGAAATACAAGAACCACTTGTGTCTATGAAAAACAAAACATCTATTTTTTTATTTTCAAATTCAAATTCTATAACTTCTTGATTGCTTGGTAAAAACATACCTTCTGATAAACTAGTCATTCTTCTGTTGATTCTAGCCCACTGTTCTACATCTTTTATAGAATCATAGTTTTTATCTAATAGTTCCCATTTTTTTATAACTGTCTCCCATTTCTTTTTAGTTTTTTTATTTTTAAGCGATATGTCGAACCAAGAACCAAGAGATCTACCAGATTCGTTGGATTCTTTTAATAATTCTTTTATACATTTTGATTCTTCTTCTGACATTTCTTGTAAGAATTTTTCATATATTTGTTTTTGTAAACCATCTTCTTGTGTCGAATTCAAATAATCATGATTATCAACTAGTTTAGGCTCTGTAGTTCCATCTCCCGGCATTCCGTCTCCGTATTTTTTTTCAAAATTATTATAATAATATTCATAAGATTCATCGGAGTTTATTTTTGATTTTTTATTTTTAAATATTGTATCTATCCAACAATATTGCTGGTGATTTAATATTTTCTCTCTAATAAATCCAAATCTATCAACCAATAAATGGTTGACCACAATATCCATAGCTACATTTGCAGCGTTTTTGTTTTTTGAGTCTTTGCTTCTGTGTCCATGATTTAAAATAACATGCATCGCTTCATGACAAATAACAAATAGTTTATTGTTTGCATCTAAGGATTTCCAAAAATCATAATTGAAAACAAACTCTAAAAAATCTCCATTTTTATTGAATTTAATAGCAGCGGTAGAAATGTCTTGAGTAAATACAGGCTTTCCCATGTGCCATAATTTACTAAATATCGCATGATAGCACTCAAGTTGCAGTGCGATGTCCATCCATTCTTCGTTGGTAATTTTCAATCTATTCTACCAATCTAATTTTATTTTGTTAGTCGATCCTGCGATTTTACATTTTTCTAAAACATTTTTAATCACAAAGAAGTTGTTCTTTGAAATGTCTTGGTACGCATTGCGATCTTTTTCTGATATGTTTTTAAGACAATTGTTTACTATTCCCGGTATTGTATTAGCGTTGTTTTTATTGAAATCACTTGTCAGCACCAACAAACAAAAAGCGTTCATAGTCGTCAAACAAGACTTGGCATCATTGACATTGATATACTCTGGTATTGTTTTTGCGAACTCTAAAAAATCAGCCCAAATATCTTCAGGTAATCTAGATGGT